AATATTAATACGGTGCCCGCTTTATGGCGGACCAATAGGATTTCAGAATTCAAATTAAAGTTGTTATAATTACCAAAATGCCATTTGGTGGACACATATAAATTGTCCACCGTTCCACCAATTCATATGGAGTTTGTGTGTCCACCATTTGGTAGTTCAAAATGCCGAGAGCAGGGCGTTTTAATATAAAAGCCAAAAACTATTTCCTTACATATCCTCAATGTTCTCTTACCAAAGAAGAAGCTCTCGACCAACTTCTTAATCTCAACACACCAACAAACAAAAAATTCATCAAAATATGCAGAGAGCTGCATGAAAATGGGGAACCTCATCTCCACGTGTTGTTGCAGTTCGAAGGGAACTACCAATGCACGAATCAGAGATTCTTCGACCTTGTTTCCCCATCAAGGTCGACTCACTTTCATCCCAATATCCAGAGAGCTAAATCCAGCTCCGACGTCAAGTCCTACGTCGATAAGGACGGAGACACATTGGAATGGGGTGAGTTCCAGGTCGACGGCAGATCTGCTAGAGGAGGCCAGCAGACTGCTAAAGACGCAGCAGCAGAGGCCCTAAATGCAAGCAGCAAAGAAGCTGCCTTACAAATAATCAGGGAGAAACTCCCTGAGAAATTTATTTTCCAATATCATAATTTAGTTAGTAATTTAGATAGGATTTTTTCTCCTCCTCCTTCTGTATATTCTTCTCCTTTTTCACTTTCTTCTTTCAATAATGTTCCTGACATTATCAGCGAATGGGCTGCTGAAAATGTCATGGATTCCGCTGCGCGGCCAGATAGGCCCATTAGTATTGTTATAGAAGGCCCAAGTAGAATAGGTAAAACAGTATGGGCTAGATCTTTAGGACCACATAATTATCTGTGTGGCCATTTAGACTTAAGCCCAAAAGTGTACAGCAACAGTGCTTGGTATAACGTCATTGATGACGTCAACCCCCAATACCTAAAGCACTTTAAAGAATTCATGGGGGCCCAGAAGGACTGGCAAAGCAACTGTAAATACGGTAAGCCAGTTCAAATTAAAGGTGGAATTCCCACTATCTTCCTCTGCAATCCAGGAGAGGGTTCCTCATTTAAAATCTGGCTAGACAAACCAGAACAAGAGGCACTCAAAAATTGGGCAACAGCAAACGCCATATTCTGCGATGTCCAATCTCCCTTCTGGACTGAAGAGGACGTGTCCCAATCAGGAACCACTGCACGCAGAGGCGAAGAAGGCCAAGAGGAAAGTTCCTGAAATAAGGACGCGAATAGTGTGGAAGGGGTGCGGCTGTTCAGCATTCATAACCCAAACTTGCAAGTACCAGCATGGATTTACGCACAGGGGAATCACTAAGTCGTGCTCAGACTATGAGAGCACTAGAATTCGACAACAACCCCATGTCTGTGGGTCGGACTGCACCATTTCACCTCAAATTTTTATACGCCCACCAGAGCGTACAGGGGAGAACCATCCTGAAATTCCAACTTCAAGTGAACTACAGGGAGAGGAAACAACTTGGTTTCCACAAGATCTTCCTGCAATTCAGGATATCGACAACCCAGCTAACTGGTGCTACTCACAGCTGGACTGGTATTTTGGAACGCCTTAAATGGCGAATTTGTAATGAAATAGCTAGTTTAGGTTTTTTTTCTCTTATTAATTTAGTTTATGTAATCAGGCATCTACCTGAATCAGTTAGATGGATACAAGAAGTAGACAATATAGATTGTAAAGATGATGTAAAAGCATTACTATATTAATAAAGAACAATTTTATTAATTGTTGTGCGAATCATAAAAATAAGCCCTGCAACGCAGGGTCTGATACACAGGATTACTAGCATGACTGCTAGCAGAATACAACATCAATGCATTCTCTAAATGATTCTCATACTTAGCTTCCTCCTTATGATTATAAGTTACATGGTTATACAAACTCTTAAAAAACTTCCTAACTAACGCCTGTTCCTTATGGTTATAAGGCCCACCAGATACAGTAACAGAAAATTTCTTCAAGACCTGCATTCTATCTCTCAGATCCATTCGGATCTTAGCAGTAGTAGGCTCATTATCATACATAGTAAATGCCTGTACAAACGTCAAAGGATCCTTATTAGGCCTCCTATCTCGGATCAACCAGTAAGTAATGATGTTGGTGTGGTCCCTCTTGGCGACGTTGTCGTCCATCCAAACCTTACCATCAATACCCATAGACTTAATACACACCCTCTTACCCAAACGATGGGTAAGCCCAGTACCTCTAGTAAAATCAGAAACACAAACAAATGTCCCACTATGTGGGACATCCATCTTAAACTCATAGTCCTGCACCTTACATGGACCAACACAACCCTTAGGTATGCGATCCCCCTTCTTTCTCTTCATCTGGACGTTTCGAGAAACCGGGACATAGCTTCGGGCAGCAATTGGGACAGCATTCCCAGTGTAGGGCACGATAGCTGTCTCGAAGTTCAGTCTCCGTCTTACCGGTCTCCCCCCATAGGGATGAAATCTCCGCGAAACGGGAATTCGCCCTACCATACTGCTTGACCCGCAGTATGCGGATGAGATCGGAACACAACTCGAACCCTAGGGTTCCTGGTTCGTATTTCTTCAAAATACTTTGCAGATATTTTACAGAAAGCATACAACGAAAACCGTATAAAGTATCTGGGAGAGGGTTCTGAAGTGGGTCCCACAGCTCCATTCTTGGCGACCAAGACTGCAACAGGCACGCCTTTTAATGATTAAAGTAAAGCGTGTGGGGCCCACAATTAAAGGGCGCGGCGGGCACCGGT